GACGGCTACGGCGACGGCTACGGCGACGGCGGCGGCGGCAGCAGCGGCTACGGCGACGGCAGCGGCGGCGGCGACGGCAGCGGCGGCAGCAGCGGCAGCGGCAGCGGCAGCGGCGACGGCTACGGCGACGGCGACGGCAGCGGCGGCAGCAGCGGCGGCGGCGGCTAGGCCGGACACAAAAAGAAAGGAATCCCACGATGGCAAAGATTGATGATGGCGGACCGGCATTTTCTAGGCCTGAAAGCATGCAGGGGAATTGTTACGCGGCAAGCCAAGATGGTATTAGTTTCGCCGATTTGATTGCGGCATTGGTCGTTGCGGGAATACATGCCAAGGGGGAAAAAAAGCATCCCGATTTAACAGCGAGTGAATTTAACAGGAGTGAATGACGATGTGGATGCCTGATGGATGGTGGATAATCACAGAAATATCGAGCGACGGAACACGGTTCACAGCCGGTGCGACCGGACTGTCAGAAATTGAATCCTCATCGAAATTTCGTTCGGACTTGGAAGCGACAAAAGCAGCGCGAAACGCTTTAAGATCAATAGCTTATGAAAAACAGGATTCCGGTTGGTCGAAATTTCGCTGTCATGCTCGGATACCAGGCCAGTCAAAAGCCTTTTGCGGGGTACGGATCGGAGACAGCCCAAACACTCAGCATGCTTATTCGGAGCAATGCGGGAACTGCCTCCGAATCGTCGAAAGCATTCCCGATCCCGACGAAGCGGAAACCGGCATCAAAAAATGTTTCCGGTATGTATCGTTTAACAGCGAGAGAAAAAATCTGGTTAACAGCAAAGGAGAAAATCATGCCTGACAAAAATAAACTCAAGGAGTTTTGCTTCCCTGAAACCAGTGAGATCGTAGCACGTGACGGAAAACTGTTTGTCCTCGACCCGTGGGCTAATCACTTCACGCAACCGATAAAATACCGCACTGCTTGGCCAACTGGTTTATCCGCAAAAGATTACCCGAATTTCATCGGACAACGGGTCAAAGCTTGTGCTGGTGGAACATATCGTTTCGGCGATGGATTGATGTTGAGACTTGAACGAGCAGGTGAAACGCGACCAGATAGAGAATATTGCGAAGAACGGGCGATCCCTAAATCCCCAGGCTGCCACGAGTATCGGAACGGTAGATGGACACGGTAATGTTCAACGGCTGGAAAATAACTAACATTTTCGACGTGGTCCCGTGCGAACTTAACACGGCTGATGGACCCTATAACAAGACCGGATACCGGCTTGAGCGACGAGAGGACGGCTTTGCAATCACGGTCGGGATGATGGAACACATATCGGGGTGGTCGGCCTGGGAGGTCCTCGGCTGGCTGAACGATAAACAAGCAATACCAAGGAGATATGACAATGCAAGATCGAGAATTTAGACGTAATTGCGAACTGCGGGCGATGGATGAACCAGTCACAAAACAGCAGGCGCTTGAAGCTCTGGATAGTATCGTTAAAAACCCGCAAAGAGACGTCGAGGACACAAGGACTCTGAATCAAGCCGTCTCCGTACTGGAAAACTTCATCTACATACACGCAGAAACCGAATCAAAAGCACGAGTTTACAAATCTGCCGTTGACCAACTTGCCGACTCGATGGCTGCCGGAGCATGGCAAGACGGGCCGGCTCCGAAGGACGGTTCTTGGATTCTTGGACTATTCTACGGTTTACCTTATGTGGTTGGGTACGACTCGTGGGATGTTGGCGGGGAGATGCTGCCAGACGGGTCTGGATCACCACCTGATGGCCATGAAAGCGGGTGGTGTTTGGCCGGAGAAAATCTCCATGTCATGGACAAAGACGAGCCCGAAAAATGGGCCCGGATCATTCATCCAAACCGGCACATGCCGGCGTCATGGGACGGGCCCGGAGACTGCGGTTAGGAAATGTACATTTGGGAACCCATTAATCGCCAGTCATTATGAAGCTGCAGCAAAGACTGGTTATGCCCAAGCCGACGCCCTAATCAAAGTCCGCAACGAGAGGACGAAGAGCAATGAAGAAACCGAAGGCTAAGAGACTCGTCCGAGGCCGCGACTGGCACGGCTGGGCCTACCAATTCAAGGATGGGTCTTTGGGGTACTGGGCAAGCATAACGAGTTTCCAAGAGAAGATGGATCGTAACGGCAAATGGGTCCGAGTCAAGTTCGTCGAGGCGCCGGAGGAGTGACGTGCGGCGCGATTTCGGCAAATATCCCGAATGGATAAAACAGGTTGACGATGAGCTCGGGGTATTGTGCGCCAAGACCAACCGCCGCAAACCCATGACTGCAAAGGAGCACTTCCCCGAAGTTGCATGGTGGACTTTCTGGCAACGCGGCCACAGTCCGATACTCGCGGCGCGGGAAGTATGGATCGGAAAATGAAACCCCGTAGAAATGGAGGGACAGATGGAACGGGGCAACCCAAAGCCCCGTTCCCCTACTTCGGCGGCAAGTCCAAGATCGCCTCTGTCGTATGGGAATATCTTGGCGACGTGAAGCACTATATCGAACCGTTCTTCGGTAGCGGTGCGGTACTATTATTGAGACCTGACCATGATCCTGCAAGACATGTTGAAACGGTGAATGACAAGGATTGCAACGTGGCGAATGTTTGGCGGGCGATGCAGTTCCAACCGGACGAAACGGCGCGGTGGTGCGATTGGCCGGTGAACCACGCGGATTTGTCCGCTCGGAAGGCGGCGATCATCCGCAACGAAGGCCGGCTGCGCGAGAACCTGATTGCCGACCCTGAGTGGTGTGATCCGAAAATGGCGGGATACTGGATTTGGGCGGCGTCCTGTTGGATCGGAAGCGGGTTAACATGTCCGAACGCAATCCCGTCCCTTAGCAAGGCGGGCATGGGCGTCCATGCTATAGGCCAAATCCCGCACCTTAGCGACGCGGGCAAGGGAATTTATTCCTGGTTCCGTGCATTGTCCGAACGTCTGCGCCGTGTCCGCGTCGTTTGCGGAGACTGGACGCAAGTATGCGGCGGCAATTGGCAAGACGGTATGGGCACTGTCGGGATATTTTTCGACCCGCCATATTCGAGTGAGAAAAGAGATAAGTCCCTCTATGCCGAAGAATCAATGACTGTTGCGACAGACGTCGCCGCCTGGTGTCTGGAGCGCGGGAACCGATGTTCTTATCGAATCGTTCTTGCGGGATATGATGATGGGCATTCCTGTCTGAGGGACGCCGGATGGTTAGGACATCGGTGGAGCGCGGGCGGGGGATATGGCAATCGCCGGAAAGAAAACACGAACCGCCATCGAGAAATGCTCTTTGTCTCGCCCCATTGCATAGTGGATCAGCAACAGGACTTCATTACCGGAAGACTAACCGTCGTATAATATAGATTTGACGCACATCGGAAAGGAGAGAACGGCATGAACGCCTATGATAAGCTGAGGGCGATTGTAGATGCGGCTAGGGGGGACGATCTCGAACGGGCAAAGGCCGCGTTTCGAGGTCTGTCCCAAAGTCAAATGCAAGAGCGAAATGAAATTACCGGACGAACCCGCCAAGAAATCCTAGACGAATATCAACTAGAGCGGGCAGAATGGCAAGCGGCCTCTGAAATACTCCAGCAAACCCTAAACTTGCTGACAAAGAAAGGACCGACAAATGCCCATTGACCTTCACGACGAAAAGATGATCCCGCCGGGATGCGATAGATTTCAGTTCTCCAAGAGAGTCGGCATTCTCTTTATCACAGGTAGCGGATATAGACTATCCGTTGCCGGATTAGTCAATGAGGGGAAGGACGAGTTTTCCGCGCAAGACGCCGCGAACGCCGCCGCGGTGGGATGGTATAGAGCGTGGCATCTAGCGGAGAAGAGATTCGAGGCCCGCGTAAACGCACAAGAATCTCTCTTGCCCGGCGAAGACGCGAGGGCCATTGGAGATGAACAAAGGCGTCTTCTCGAAAACTGCGTGATCGCTATGAATAAATTCGAGTCCTGGCTCGCGTTCGGCGAAGAGATTCGGGCGCAGAGAAAGAAAGGAGCGCAAGATGGAAATCAAGATTGAGGTGACAAAGGCGTTTGTGGTATCACCTAAAAAGCGAAGATATGACATAGTGCATTTGCAATTAGGAAAAGGATTCTTGACATCTGAGGTCACAAAACGCACGACGCACCTAGTCCTTCGGACGACTAGGGGGAAAGGCAAAGAATTCGTCAATCAAGTGTGGCCGGATTTGCCCGTTCAAGAAGCGAAAGCCGAAAACAGGTTTTATAGTGAGGAGGTGTGAAATGCAATGCGGAGACTGCAAGTGGTTTGATTACTATAAAGATCCTTTCAATGGGCGGCGGCGGCGGATAGAAAAAGGCGTATGCAACTACCCGATTCCCCCGCTTCCGAGATATGTCATAGGTCAAAACTGGAAACCGGAACTGCGGCCTAATCGCGTGTTCGACACGGTGGCGCGTATGCCACTCTGCCTGAGAGATTGCCCGACATTCGCCGCAAAGGAGAAAAAAGGGCGAAAGGCACAAACTGTCGACATGCCCGACTTTCTGCCGGAAGGAAAAGAGAAATGAACCAAAAACGATTTGAAGAACTCAAGGCACTGCTCATTTCCGCCAAGGAGAAACCGTGGAGCTTCGGCGGTTTCACGGTGGCGATGATAGAGGAGTGTGCCGCTGCACTTGAAGCGGCGTGGGCGAGGATCGCGGAGTTAGAAAGTCGGTTGCCGGTAGAAGAAAGGTTTGGCGAGTAGTTACAAAATCTGCAACAACTATCGCCAACGTTAATTCCTCTGCCCCAAATTAACCTTTTCCAGCCAAAACGTTAATTCTAAGAATAGAAGGGGCCAACCATGCTCACTAAACGAATCCTCGCAATTGCCTTGATTACCTTCTTCGCGGCTTCATGTTCTCGCGCCGCCGAAATGGAGCCGACGGAATGGATTGACGCCTATGTCTACCACGCAGACAAGACCGATCTTCCCCGCGTCTTGTTGATCGGTGATAGTATTGCGCGGGGCAACGAGGTGTATGTAGCCGCCGCCGGGGGATTATCCGAGCCGATCCTTCAAAGATCGCCCTCCGTTGCGGAGTCCGTTGCGTCGGCGCTGGCCGGGCAAGCCTATATCGGATACTTCTCGACTTCATGGCCCGCCGAAAGTCTTTATTACACACCGCTTCTTGCCGCATTTCTTGATCGCCACAATTCTGATTTGATCTTTTTCAACTCCGGTCTCCACGGAACCGGCACGGCGGACGAATATCGCGCCGGACTAAATCGCGCCCTTGACGCCTTCGGAGACGCGCCTGTCTGTTGGATGACTACCACGCCGATCCGGGCAACCTCTACCACGCTGTCCGCCGCCAACGCGACCGTCCTTTCGCGCAACGCCATCGCCGCTGAAGTCATGGCCGCAAGAGGCGTTCCGACACTAGACCTATATGCGCTGGTAGTCGGCCACCCGGAATATGCCTCCCCAAACGACAACCTGCATTACAACGATCTAGGTAAGTCTGTCATGGCAGCGGCGATTGCGGCCAAGGCGCTGGAGATGCTGCCGGGGCCAAGTAGCGCGCCAAATTGGACTGGTTATAGATAATCGCCCACCAATAGCCCAAAACCGGCCGTAACCGTGAAATCCCAACGCGCAGGAAGCCCACTAGGGCGCGATCTAGCCCCGGAAGGTATCAAGACAAAGCCCCTGGAAGCCCCGTAGCAGCCCGATCTCCGGCAGGTAGTCAATGATACAGGGGCCTATCCCCGCCGCCTTCACGTCGCATCTGGTCCTTTCTGTAGTTATTCCAGACACCGCCGGCGAACAACCTGACTCCCCAATAAAGCGCCTGTCTCTTGGCAAAGCTCACGTCCAGACGTTCGCAGATGTCCAAGAAGCATCTATCTGCGTCGGCCCTGCTCATGATTCCCGACCAATAGAGGTAATCGTGAATGAAGGCTGCGGGTGAGTAATCGCCTCGTTGCTTCAGCGCCCAACGCAGATACTTGGGAATTGAGGCGAAGTCAGAGGCAAACGCTACGGGAATGCGGTATTCTTGGCCTTCCCAAGTGAAAACGAACTCTTTCGTGAGAAGCGCAGTCACTCCGTCAGGAAGGATCACCGTTTGCATTTTGCCGGTGATCCCGACACCCGGCGCATAGGGCAGAGCAATCTCCGCAAGAAGTTCGGGGTAGAGGCCGGAGTTCATTGTCATGCCGCCGGAACCTCCGTCAGCTCAAGCATCCACATGTCATGCACAAGACCCTTCTCCCAGTAACCATACGGAAGTCGGTAAAACCCCTTATTGCCCCACATGCCCCACGAGTTCGGCCCGCCCACAAGCCCGTCGTAATCGCTGAATCTATAGGAATCAACGCAGTGACCACCCAGCGAGCGTTCATTCCGGTTCGGCATGGGAATGATCCCGGTCTCAGCCACTTCGGGATTGTAGATACTCTCAAAAACCTCAAAACCGAAGACCACTGGAATCTTCTCGGCCATGCAAGCCTTGGCGTCGAGCAAATCCACCACGCGCCGGTAGTTAATCATCTGACAGAGTTTCGCCTGGGCATCACATTCAGGCGGTGGTTTCTGGGCGAACTTCTCGTTGGGGCTATAGGGAGGATCGCCCACGGGCGTAACATAGGGCCAGAGAGTTTCCGGGCAGAATCCTCTCCGTCGCCCGACCTTAAAGGAATCGCGAATGCTGAATCCGACGTCTTGGCCTACTGTGCCCTCTCGAAATGCAGTCCACCACCCGCCATATAGACGCGAGGGCCAAAACGGGGCGGGATGCCCTTCTTTCTGCATGATATATCGCCCTACACCGGAGATCCCATTCCAGACGCAATATCCCAGATTTCCCTGGTCGAGAATACCCGGACAAAGATCCTCAAAGTCAGTCTCTTCTGGTATTTCCGCCGCCGTGATCTTGCGCATGTACCGAAAGTCATTATCCCGCGGGTCCGTCGCGTCAAACCGGCAACCTAAACGATAGTCGAGCATTTCAGACTCCTTTCATCTTGTCATCTCAACGATCTGCCGTGGCCTTGGCGATCTCGGTCTTAACCCCGTCGCGTAGGAAGATCACCGCCAAGCCGCCGAGGATCGTCTGAATTCCACGCTCCTTGTCGCCAAGGTAGCACATCCCGGCACCTGCGACGATGGCCGTGAGACCCGTCCAAAATGTCTTTGTTTTCATCAACGCTGGCATCTTCATTGTTCACTCTCCTTTCGTTTTTATGGGGCGGCCCGGGCGAAGGAAGACGAACCCGGTAGGCCACTTATGGCAAAGCGTGAGCGGATCTGAACAAACCAGACACCCGGACCACCCCATTTTCATTCGACCACAAACTCTCCCGTCCGTATCATCTGCGAATTCATCGCCGCGCGTTCCGGCGAATCCTTTGCATACTGTGTCGGCTCCAAATTCGGCGGCCAATGTAGCAACACGTTATCGGCGGCCACGCCCCACTCAGGATCATTCGGGTCGAGCGTCAACGCCCGCATGAACTTGTGAAACCCCGCCACTCGCGGCTCGCCCATCTGATAGAGCATATCCGTCAACGCTATTTCTCGCGGCGCGGTCATCCCGGCAACGTGGCCGAACAGTTCCCGGAACTCCATGCGGGCGCGCGCAAGATCACGGGCGAAGATTCGGAGCGATTCTTCCGGCTCTATTTTCCCGTTGGCCTTGTGCAACGCCCGAAGCAAGATCGCCTCGACCTCGTTAGCCTGGTGGTGGCCTCGCCCGATTGACATTTCCGCGCTTCCCGGCGGGTCGAAATACGGCCGTAAATTCTCGCCTTCCCATTCGCTTGTGTATTTTTCTTGCACGGACATTTTCTTACTCCTCTTATGGTGTCACCAGCGGCGGCATAAAGCCCGCGAAAACGTGACCACAATTCGCTTCAAGCCCCGTATGGCTGATCGTGATATAGAGATTCCCAAAACCAAACGATCCGAATTCCAAAAGCCGCGTTGTGCATTCGTCGCCCACGTCGCTCAGATCGCCGGAAGACCATGCGTTTCTATAGCCCTCAAAAGAAGCGTTGTCCCCCGCCGCAATTCCGCCGGAGAGATAGAACATAACATGCTCTGTCGGCGACGGCGGGGCGGCTAGTAGCGCCTGGATTATTCCCGTCACGTCTATCATACCCTGATAGTCATCGCCCGAAACGGAGAGATTGCCCAAGCCGCCATAGCCCGCGCTCCGAAGCGATCCATCGTCGTCCATTATCACACAGCCCACGGACAGCGGCGCGGAGGCCGGATCAAGAGGAGTCGCTTCGCCCGTAATGTCTCCCCCGCCATTGTTTCGATAATGCCATTCGACAAATGATGTCACCCCGGTCACATATACCTGTATCCGCGCCGACTCGACTTCAGACGCGGCCAAGCCGGAAATTCCTACCATTTCAGTAAGGTGCATTGCGTTCCGTCCGATAAACGCATAGCCGACAAGTACTATTCCGATCTTGCCGCTAGCAGGCGGGATGCTTTCCCAGAGCGGCGTGTAAGGCGGATCGGCGGGCATTAGCGGGGTAAAAGTAAAATTCGCATCCCACGCAAGCGCCCCAATTCCGCCGCCCGCTCCTTTGGCAACTAACTCATACGTTGCGCCGGTGCCGGAAGGAGTAACGGAAAATGTCTTGAGCGCCCGAATTGCGGCCTGTGTGCCCGTGAGAATTTCGGCGGGCGGAATGTTTCTCATGTCAAGAAAGTCACCGATCACGCTCAGGTCGTTAGTAGTCTCGTGGTCCCATTCGCTCACGTCCATTTTCATATAGCCGTTTGCCCGGTCTATTTCAAGCGCCGCCGGAACTGTCGCGCTTGTTACCGTCTCCGTTCCCGTCCGTTCCAGGTGTTCGACCGTAAGCGCCCGAGCCGAATCCACAAGGACGCCGCTCGAATTGAACCGCACCTCCGGCGGCATGATTGCTCGCGTGTCAACTGTAACGCTGTATACGCCCGGCTGAAACATCCCCCACGGCAACGCCTCTATGTCTTCCGCCATTGCGCCGCGCAGATCGAAATCCGCGTAGTCCATTTTTGTGCGGAAGGTCTCATAGTCTGCGGGGTGCCCTAGCCCCTGGGGAACAGTCGCCACGACAATCTGAGTTCCGGCAACATAGGTAAGCGTGATCCGCATTTTCAATCCCCAGTAAAGCGGGGGAAGCACGACGAAATAAGTTGAGTTCTTGAAAAGCAAATGCCATTTTCCATTGTCCGGGCAAAGCGCCTCGGAATACTCTGCGCTTTTCACGCCGTCAAACGTGAGCGTTTGCGCAATCCATTCCGCCGTGCGCGGATCGTACCACTCTATTATCATATCTTCGTCGGTGTCCGGTTGCCCCATAAGCGGGCAGCACGGCATAGAATAGAACGGCTCACCCGCTAGTCCTTGTGCGACGATTGCTACTGTGCCCGTGCCCGTATGCTGTACTTCGCCAACGAGATAATGCACTTGATAAGTAAGCAGGGTATAATCCGGCAGATAAAGCGGCGGCGGCGGCGAAATCACCGACAAAAGAAAGAGCGTCCAGGCGCCGCGTATCCGATAAATTCCCGGCTGAACCGGGCCGGTGCCGGAACCAATACCGGACAAATCCACATCATAAGCATCATAGACGTCCGGTGCTTCCGGCGGCGTGAAGTTGCCAAGAGCCCGGTGATTAAACCCGCTTACCCACCCGGCTGCGTAATCGTAATTCATTTCTTGCGGCGTGAATGTAGTCGCGTCCGTCGGGTAAAACGCCCCGCCCGGCGTGAATTCGATTGTGTGAATCCCGGTGTCGCCAAGATATTCATTTGGATACGTATCGCCGCCAAAGGCTTGCGCCCGCAAACACGTCAGGCGCGTTTCATCGTGCGGCGACGGCAACCCCACAATTCGGATCGTGTCGCCCTGTCGCAACTTTTCCGCCGCGCCGATCAAACTGCCCGCGTTCGTAGCGCCAAGGTTGTAATCCTTCCGGCTTTCTATTGGGTCTACGGTGCGCCCGCCCGTCGCGTAGACCATATACCCGTTTGTCTCCGCGCCAAGCATGTAACACGCGCCCTCAACGCCAAGGGAAAACTGAAGACGTAGAACGTGATCCGTAATAGAGTAGGCCATGATGCTCCGCGTTAGTGCGGGCAAGTGCCCGGTCTTCTCCCCCGTGTAGGCGTCGCGCGTAAGCCAAACCTCTAAGATATCCGCCGCTTCGCCCTCTCCCTTTGTGTACCTCAATGTGTGTGTGCCGTTGGCGACGATCACGCCGCTCGCTTCGTCGGACAGATCAATATCGCGTAGCGCGATGTGTCGGCGGCGAATGCGTTGCCGGTATTGCTCCATGTATCCGTGCGTGGCGCTTATCGCGTCTGGCGGCGTGAATGCGGGGCCGGTGACTCCGGGCAACGCGCCAAGAATCTGATACAGATCCGTTCCGTCGCCTATCTCGTTTCCGAGAAAGTCCGTCGGGTCTTGAAAGCCCGCGCCGACGGCAAGCGTTCCAGTCAGATAGTCGTTGATAGATTGACAGTCGAGGAGATCGTAAGGAGTTGCAGTGTAGAGTTGCCCTAGTATCGCGTAATCAATCGGCGTCTCCCGATTGGTCCAGGCGCTTGTTTGCGCGAAGTATCGCGGAAATCCCGCAAGCCATAAGATTCCCGGCGCTCTCCCCGCGCCGCGCCCGATTATCACAGTAGGGTTCCCCGCCATGACTTGCACGTAGTAACGATTTTTGCCGTACCAGATTTTTCGCCAGTCTGACAAATTCAATCGCCAGCCGCCGTTCGCTGTCATGCCGGAGAAGTATGGGCAAAGCCAGTTCTCGCATTCCGCGTTGTACGCGCTCAGGTCTGCGCCGGAAAGTCCATAGGCACAATACCAATGCGATCCATCGCCCGCGTCTATTGCCGTATAAGGCACGTCCGCCGCATTGCCAAGGCTCTGCGTCCAGTCGCGCAAATTGTAAGCACAACTCCTCCAGGTACGGAGTTTCGTCTGAGGATCAACCCCGATATATGCCGTGTTGACTTCCGGGCAATGCTCGACCTTGTACCAAAGGATTGTCGGATCGGGATTGTCCAGGCAGATATAGCTTTGCCAGCCGCTTTCGCCGAGCACGGTTTTGATTTTGCCCGCCGCTGATCCGATTCTTGTAAGCCAATACGAGGTTATGTCTTCGTCAAAGGAGGCCGTTGCCCCGCGCCCCGCCCAGACACGCAAGCGCCCCCTCTCCGTCGGGACTCCGTCGCCATCGTATGCCCACGCGCTTGGCTCCGCGATCCGGCAAGAGGCTCCCGTTGCCGTAGTGAGCTCAACCCACCCGCCTTCGGGTAGATCCGCAACAGCAACCCATTCGCTTTCGCAGCGAGTAGACCATTGCGCCCGACGCGGTTGAACGTGCGCCCATCCTTCGGCTATTACTTCCACCGCAACTTCAATAGTTGCGTCAGTGCAACTCGCCAATGGATTGTGCAGCTCGAAAACAGTTGTCGCCGCCGCGCTGCTTACGATCCTCTTTATCATCGCCCGCCCGCCGCCATAGCGGACTTCCCAGCCCGGCCCTATTGGAGGAGATATACCGGCAAGGGGGAAAGAGACGCTTCGAGGATTGACAAATCCCTCTCCGGCAAGATTGTCAACTGTGAGCGCAGTTCCCGAAATTGTGCCCCGTATATTTCGGTGTTCTCCGAAGTTAACAGTCTCTATTCCTTCCGGCGAAAATCCGGCAACGGTGGATTCCATTTCCAGGGCTATCTTGTCGAGTCGCCAGAGGAGACTCTGAAATGCTTGGAAGTACTCGACAGATAGTTCTGGGTTGTATGCTAGTAAGCCCTCAACGGTTTGCGACACCGGATCGCCATACTTAAAGATCGCATAGTCGGGGTTTAGGCTTTTCTCATTTCCCGCATCGCCGCCGTTGCCCTCATTCCAAACGGTTCTTTTGCTCCAGCCCACCGGGGCCGGAATGCCGCAAGCATCTTGCGGAGCAGAAGCGGGGGCCGTATCAGGATAAATGCCCATTAGTAATTACCAGCAAACCCTACGGGATACCCGACTGTGGCGTCAGCCCCGCCCGCCCGCCACTCTAAATCAGGCCCATCTATTACTGTCAGCACGTCGCCCGCCGGTTCGTTGCCCGTATCCACGTCGGGGATTAGATCAAGCGTGGGGAGATTCGCATGGGTATGCCCGCCGGTAATCACGTCTGCCGGAATATCGTGCATGCTTTCGTGCGTGTCTCTTGCTGCTCTGTAGGCGTCGGCTAGATAATCCTCACCACTCATCGGCTGGCTTTCGAGCACCGCTGTCACAGCCTCGCCTTGGCCGCTGCTTTCATTGCCCGCATAATTCCCTATCCCTATTTCGGTTTTAGACCAATCGCCAAGAGAGCGTTTCAGCGATATCACCCGCGTCTGAGTAACAATACCAAGATCATCATCAACCACGTCTACAATATCGCCAACCGCAAAAGATTCGTATGCCGTATTGCCGCGCAACTTCGATAGGTCTGATAGTTTGACGGTGTAGGATACGGCGGGCTTTTGCAGTCGCGCCAGCCGCTCCTTACCGCGCTGATAGATCGTTTCGGAGGTCGTTGCTGTTTCGTCCACCATGATGCCGGAGCGCCAACCGGCGATTGATACGGGGGGGCCTACGGTGTAGACTGTCATATATCTATTCTCACTGCCACGTAGATAAAGGCGTTGTCCGTTGCTGGAATTTCCGGCACGGTCACATCCGCGTCAATGGAGCCGGTCGCGGGTACCCAAGCATTTATCGTTGCGGTTAGTTCCGTTGCCATGTCCGCCGAAAAGAAAACCAGGTCGGCGGTGGGGTATATCAGCCCATAAGCCGCAAAATCCGCGTCTCCCTCAATTACCGAAACCACATAATTCGCATCTCCGTAAGGGCCGACTGCCGTATGGTCTATCTCAAGCAGTTTTGCGATAATCACCCCGCGCAACGGAGAATCTATGAAAGGCCGCGAGATTACAACGGTGCTGAAAGGCGTTATCGTTGCAGGTGGATCACAGGCTAGCGTGATTGTTGTGGTAGTTTCTCCGAAATCCACGCTGATAATTTCCGTGTCATTGCATAGATCGCCCACGCAGATTGCGGTTGGCTCTGCCTCGTATCCAACAAGCGCCGTCGGGTTGTCGAAAAATTCTCCCGCATCGTTTGTCAAAATAATAACAAGTCCCGTAGCACCAGACACATAGCAATTCCATCGCTGCCCCGCATCCTCAGTTCCAGGGGTAACGTGCGCCCCGGTCGCCGCGCTGCCGTAGCAATAGAGCCGTGTAACCATTTGGTCATATCGCACGGAACGCTTGATCGTCTGGAGGTCTTTGCCGTGCCGCAAGAGTTTCCCGGTTCGCGCTGTGTCGAGAATGTCCCAATGCAGAACGCGATCCGTATCCACGTAAATCCGAGTGTCAAGATCAATCCCCAACTGAAAATCAAGAAGCGCCTGAAGGAGCGTAGTGGGCTTGGTTATTTCTATCGTGCGCTCAAGTTCGTCAATCGCGCCGGGTAATATGTCTAGCGTGAGCGGCGAAATGGCCCGCTGCCGCGCTAACAGGTCGGTTATTATGTTGGTTACCTTCACCAGATTGTTGTCGGAGGTGGCGTTATAGGAAATGATGTACTCTTCGGCAAGTTGCGCGAGATAGTCGAGTGCCCTCACTTCGATTATCGGAGTTCCTTCATTGTTGTCATCGCGCTCCGCAATTCGATATTTCCCAAGCAGCGTATCCTCTTGGTCTCGCAGCCAAATCTCGTTGCCATGACATAGTACGCCCGCCGCCGCGTCTTCCGCGCCAACAGACAAGCGCAATTCCGCCGGGGTATTCAACTCTTCGGTGATTTCGCCCGATATCAGGCTGCCGATAAAACGAAGGAGGTTCCCGCGAGCATCCCGCACCTCAATCGCATAGGGGCGCTTGTACGTTGGAACCACGTCAAAATAAAAAGGAAAATCATGTGGGAATTTCGCCATGTCATTTAGGATCTTGCTTTCTGCAATACCTTACCGCTTCCGAATTCTCTTTCAGGGCCGCTGTCATGGTTTTTACGGCCTCCAAAAGAACGCCTCGGATAAACTCTTCGGACCGGGTAAGACGTTCTAGAAACTGAGATTCGCGGTGGGCGTCCCTCAAAATAAAGAGACCAACTAGCCCCATTGGAATACCGAAAATCTTAACCAGTTCAACCAATTCCTGCATATCCTTTTCCCCGTGCTACTTGTCGAGTTTTATCACCACGTCGTAAATCTTGTCTAGCTTCGTGTCCATGCTAGACGTCCGAGTTTGCAGTCCCTTGATCGCCTCGTCTTGCCGCGAATTTGCCGCCGATTCATTCATCGCAAAGCCCAAAGCAAGAGTCGCCCACGATAGAAATATCCCTATTCCCCACGCGAGATTTCGCGTCCTGTTTCCCCGACATTTGTCCCGGTGCTGTTCGCATTGCTCAATACTTTGTGGATGGGCCATTAGACGCGATCCTCCCAGATCGGCACTAATTATCAAAATAGACCTCGACAATAACCATAGCGTTTCCCACCACCGTGACCTTGTTCCCAGCCAGCGCGGTGTTAAAAAGATTGAACTGAATAATGTCGTTCGCGGCGAACGTGTGAGTTCCACGCGCTGCCGTGACACTCGCCTTAGTGCTAGTCTGGGCCGTTGTATAGGTTGCAGAAACGAGTTTGGTTGTGTCATTGACCGCAGTTGCAAAATAATAGTTTGGCGTCCCTGTCACGGTCGAGGTGAACACTATGGACAGGCCAGTAATAGATCCGGCGCGGGGCATAGGAGCGCCGCGAGTGCTAGAACACACGATGCTGCCAAAATATAAATAGCCTACTCCGGTAGGACCGTCTAGGTCGGTAATGGCGGCGGGGAGTGCATACTGCAAAGCGACCTTTGTCCCCAAAATTTCCGCCGGACTGGTCAGTGTTACATTCCCCGCGAATGTTGTCGAACCGTCCGGGTTGATGGTCAAACGATCCACTGGCGTTGCGCTCCCGTCGGGCGTGGTCTGAAAGACCATCTTCGTCGGCAAGTCATTTGCGCCGGGAGTACCTGAGATTTCGGCGCGGATTGTGGCGGCGGTTTTGTGGGATACCCCATCGTGAGCGTCAAGAATGAAACGGCCAAGAACATCCCCGTTGCGTACAATATAGCCCGCGCCCGTAGCCGAAGCTCGTTGCAGCTGAAGTTGATTATAGCCAGCGGCGGCATCTGAAACGGTGGTTCCTTGAAATACATTGGCTCCTGAAATTTTAGAAGTCCCATCAACCCGGAGAGTCTTATTACATAAAACCTGAGCGGTTGATTCGCCCCAATAGATCGAAGCACCGCCGAGATAGAGATAATCGTCTGTACTGTCGTCGGCCCCGATGGTCAGCGACCCCGACGTAACGGCCAATGAGCTATTAGTCACAAGCCTACTGTTAGCCTCATCCCATTTCCAATATGCGCCCCCAAGATAAAGGTAATCGTCTGTCGAGGCCGTTGATTCGTCCGCGCCTATTGTCAAGGGGCCGGTCGTAAATACGGATGCTTCAAAATCGTGCACCGCGCCATGTGTGGTTCCCCAAAAGTTTCGGCGATACATTTCATTGCCAAGCGCGTCTCCCCACGCCAGATACGAGTATGAGGGCGGTGTTCCTCCGTCATCTTTGAAGACATCGTCTATTGATACTGCGCCACGGGTTATTCGTCTGATTATGAGCGGGGTCGGAACAGCCGCCGCGTGAATGATCTTCGCGGGCGAGTTAAGTTGCAGGTCGTTTGTGATCGTTCCACCCGCCCAAGGCGTCGGCGTCGGTTGCGGAGTCGGCGCGGGTACCGGAGTTGCAGCCGCCCAGACGCCGCTGTTGACATAGGCTAGCCCGGTCCATGCGGAGGAGTTCTGCCCGGTGCCCCCGGACGCCGCCCCGATAGGCGTAGAGGCCGTGACAGTCGTTGCGGCCACCCCGCCGTTGGCAATTAGGGGGCGCGTGATTGTGCCCCCCGCGAAAGGGGTAGGCGTCGGAACGGGTGTGGGGGCCGGTTGTGGCGTTGGAGTAGGCTGCGGGGTAGGAGTTGGCACAGGCGTGGCCGTAGGCACGGGCGTTGCCCATGTAGGGATTGTCGCCCCGCCAGTGAGAACCGTATTAGCCGCTCCCTTGGGGAGCCGCCCCAGGGCCCCTGTTGGGGTTTGTAAAATCATGTCGCCAGTGGTGCCCCCGTCGAGCGCGTGGAGGCCCGTCGCCTCGAATTCGGCCTGGGTGATTTGGGTACCTACGCTATTATGCTTGAGTTCGCCCGCCGCGAATACTTGCAAGGCAAGCGCCAAGGGAAACGCGAATACTAACGCGATTCTTTTCATTTTCATTCTCCCTTTATCCGGTAAAAAAGATCCGTCAAGCCAAAGATCACAAGGCAAAAAGGCAACGCCAAGAGAATCAGCAACGTCAATCCTATCGTCGCCAATGTATCAAGATGCTTTATGCCTTTGTTCTGCGTCGTTTTCTCCCACATTTCAAAGATACCTATTCCGCCATGTAGTTAACATTGTCCCGGTACAGCCCCAAATTGTGACACCTTCTCCCGTGCCCGGAGCAAGAGCCGGGAATCGCCCGCTCACGCCCGACATATCCGCATCGTAGTGATCTTCGCCGCTCGCCATTTTATCCACAAGCAGCACTCGCGGGTCACAGTTGATCCGCAACTTGTCCCCGTTTGCAAGTATTCCCGCCCATGCCATTTCTGCGTTGTCTACGGTGTTCTGGATTTTGATCGCAGTAGTACCGGCGTTGGCCGTCAACAGGATAACCGGATAGGCCGTTGTCGAGCCGCCTACGGTATAAGTCACGGTTTGCGAATTCCCGCCACCGGGGGTGCTTGTAGTGAGCGTCGTTGTGTCCGTTGATTCATTCTCCGCGTATCCAAACGGATCGGCACAGAAAAACGAAAGGTCGAGCGATGCAATACGCGATCCGGGCTTGTACGAAACAGCATGATCCACGCACCGCGCCAACCAATAGCGATCATTCATTGCGTCAAAAAGCAATTCCGCGTCTTCGCGCAAATTGAGATGCAAAAGCACGCTGTCTATCGCCGTCAGCATGGCCGCGTGGGTAGCGGCGGCGACAATGGCGGAAACCTTGATCGTCCGAGATTGATAGCGCGACGAAGAGATAACAGAGCCATCGCCACTCGACAAATCTATAGATCCAACCGCCGCCCCTAGCCCCTGAGCGCCCGACGCGTCGGTCACGACTAGCCCATAAGTCGCAAAATCCACATCGTTGTAAGTGAGCGATCGCGCCATATCATGTTCCCGTGCTTAGCCGTCCGTGCCGCATTAGACTGCGCTCGACAAGCCGCGCCATTTCGCGGGCGATTCGGCTAACATCGGCCTCTTCGCGGATCGTTGTGCCGTTGAGGCTCACATTGAGAGTCACGTCGCCAAGCGCCCGGCGCGTGTCCGCAGCGGATGATACTTGCGAGCCGCCTGGAAGCCGCACAAGTTCCGGCCCCATTTCGCCCACCATCGCCAAACCGGTGCGCGGCATTCGACCGCCGCCCGCAAACGACGGAATTTCGCCCAAGAATGTATCGCTCAAAGATAGGGCCCCGGGCTTTTGTGTTTTCCCCCCTGTGACCCAGTCCCAGGCAGTCCTTGCCGTATCTGCTATCCAATTTAGACTTGCCACAATGCCGTCAAAAAAAGCATCAATCGCTGCCTTCGCGCCGGGGATCTTGTCAACCAAATCACTAAGCCAGTTATGCGTCCAGTCGCCCGAAGTCCACATCTGGAAAAATGCGTAGAGAGAACCTACAAGCGCCGCTGCCACAAATTGAGCCGCTAACATCGTGCCGCCTATTGAGGCAACCAGACCAATAATCGCGCGGAGTATCGGAAGAAGCATCGGGCCAAGAACCAGTACGAACGTGCCCGCCAGAGAAATGATGCTCCCAAGGAAATAAACCAGCGGCCCAAGAATTATCAGCAACGGGCCTAGCAGCGCTCCCATAACAATCAGGTTACCGTTTGTGAGGCCGAGATGCTCTTGCAGTCCTTTGATCTTTTCCCAGACTTTCTGAAGGAAATCCCACGCCTCTAAAAGAGTTGGCTGCACTTGCTCCCACGTCTTTGTTATTTCCGCAACGATCTTATCCGTAATCTTCCCGGCATGTTTGTCGAGCCACTCGGCTACCATCTCGATCTGATTCGGCAGATCTTTTGCGCTTTTGCCGAACAGTTTATTCGCTACCTTTACTTCGATATTGCCAACGGCCTCAGCTACATTCTTGACACTATTCTTCAATCTCTCAAGCCATCCAAACTGCGAGGCCCCGCGAGCCGCGCCCGCGCCCTTAAAACGATTTGCGATTTCGTTTAGCACTTGGTTCTGTGCGTCACTCATCCGCCCGGATTTTTGCAGATCCGCGAGAAACTTTTGCTGATCCGCCGTTAGCGCGATTCCAATCGTGCGCAGCATTCGACCGCCTTTGGCGGGATCATTCAGCGCCTTGCCTACCATTTCGGCAACAGCCGCCACGTCTTGTCCGGTTGCGGCGGCAATATCCGAAATCGCGATCATTGCCGCCCGGAATTGAGGCCCGCGAATGTTCGTAAACTTCAGCAAGTCCGCTTCGATCCCAACGAGCATGTCATCTTCATACCCCGTTGTCTTGCTGATTTCTTTGGCAAGAGCTACGAAAGCGGGGGATACCTTTTCGGCATTCTCCCCGATTGCCGTCAAGGCCGCATTAAGCCGCACCATCGCGGTATCTGCTTCAATCGCCTGCTTCACGGAATAGATCAACGCCCCGCCGAGCACGCCCGTCAATGCAAGGCCCGCCTTTGTCATCGTGCTCCCGAGCTTCTCAAACCCGCCGCCAAGTTTCTCCAGCGTGCGCCCTACATTTTTCAAGGATCGCGTCGCAGACTTTTCTAGCTGCGTCAACGACTTGTGAAACTTCGACATGTCCCCCTGGAAAAAGAGAATTGCGGTTCCGAGGACTGTGGATTTACCCGCCACGTTTCAGACTCCTTGCAAGTTCATCCGGCGATTGCCAGCGCGTTTCGCCATCGCCGTTTCCCTTCATCGCCTCGGCCTCTCGCTTCTTGCGGTCAAGCAGCCGCCGCGCCATCAGCACCAGCAGATCTTCTGGCCACTCGTTCACCAGTCGGACAGGATCAATGCTCCACTCCGCCATCGCAAACTCGACAAGAGCCGAGAGTCCTACTTGCCCGCCATCGCCTGACTCATTTCGCCCAGCCGCGTGATCGTCTGAATCAGGCGTTGAACCAAAGGGAAAGTCAACTCAAGGACTACAATCCCCGCCTCCAATAGTTCGTCCTCGGTTGCGGATTGCGCGGCCTCTGTCAGTTCGGGCGCGTAAAGCGCGGGTAAGTCAACTAGCATATCCACGCCGTCGCTTAGCAGCGTCGGAAGCAGAGAGGCGAATGACATCGCCGCTTTCGCCGTCAGATCACCGCCGGGGAAAACCCCTGCGAGTAACACGCCTAACCGCTTTCGGAAAGTATGTGTTTCCCGAATGCTCTTGACTTTGATCGTGTAGTCTTTGCCCGCAAGCTTTACTGCCGCTTGGCCAAGCAGAATATCCTCTTCGCTCCTTGCCATAAGGCTCCCGCTCCTTTATCCGGCATAGTGATCGTAACGCCCGACTTCGATCCACATAGTTCCGGCGGTGTTGTACTGGAGCGTGATCGAGTCATAGATCGAGTCCATGACCCAATCCACGTCGCCGACTAGCTCGAGCGTGCCGTCCAAATGCGTCAGCGTGATCGCGTCGCTTGCGTCCGCGATTTGCAGCACAAGAATCTCGCCGTTTGTCAAACTAGCCCCGGTAATGCTCGTGAGCACGTCCGCCGCGCCACCCTCGCCCGCGACCTTGTGATAGCCCGCCCCCGCCGTCCGAGTCAGAACACCCGTCGCCAGCGTGGCCGTGATATTCCCCGCGCCCCACAAAAAAGTGAAATCATCGCCGCTATCCGGGTCCAAACAAGCGAACTCGATAGGCAACTCAGTTACCTTGTCCTTGTTAAGTGATAACCCGAAATCGCCGACGGGAACGCAGCGCAGCATCTCGTAGGAAAACGCCGTGCCCGCCCGATCCGCGCCAACTAGTTTCACAGAAAACTCAGAATACGCGGTTGAACTGTTCAATGAAACTTCCTGCCCGTCTGCCGGAAAGCCTAACGCCAGAGCCACAAGTTCCGGCTCGACTTGCACCATACTAGTTTTCAGACTCGCCCCGTTGATTTCATTATTCACGAGGAACGGCATACGGGTGTCTGATCCATAATATTCGTCGTTGCGCCGCTTAATCGCAATCTCCGCGCTGGAATCACGCATCATGTATCCCACAGCCGTTACCGGGGCTACCCCCGCCGCGCCATAATACAACGTGCCATAGGAGAGCATGATTTTGGTTTTGTCCTTCGTCGCCATTTCGCTCGCCTCCTCGGTCATGCCTCCATGACCATTAAGAATGTGCCCTCTGCGATATGCCATAGCGCGTCAGGGTCTTGCATAATTACCTCCGGGACCGTTTGCCGTATCCCACTAATCACTTTCGCCGAAATCGTTTGCTGCGAAGTCGCCAAAGCATCTTGAACCTTGCCGAATAGAGACATTGCATCGTCGCGTTTCACAGCAACCGCTTGAATAATAAAAGCCCGTTCTTGTAAGGGGAAATCTTCATCTGCGGGCCAGCCGCCAGCCTCATCGTAGGCTACAACTATGCAAGGCAACTGAGGATCGGCCCCGCTTGCCGAAGACCACTCTGCCGCATTTACAAGCGGCGCTTCCCAGACGCGATCCGATACCGTTTGCGTGATCGCCGTTTTGCTCAGAAGCAACTGCCGGAGATAATAGGAGACATCTGTGCGGGTCACAGGCTAGACCCCCCTATCGCTTTGGCGACAATATCATCGGCATTGCGCAAGGCCGGACGCAGAAAGGGATGCTTTCGACTCGGCCCGCTTGGTTTCCCGGCCTTCTTCCAATCGTCGGTGTGCAAAAATCCGCGCTTGCTTTTCTTCGTTCCGTATTCGATCGGATAAACAAGCGAAGAAAGCCGAATGAAAGCGCCGGGTTCGGCAACCCGTAAAACGAGATTAGAACCCTTGCCCGCATAATTTCCCGTCTGAATGGAGTCGCTCACAAACCCGTGTGGTTTCCGTTCTTTCCACCATCCATAACCGCCGGGCGATTGCCATTTCCGCTTTGCGATCAGCGCCTTGGCTTTTACTACAACCGAATCTACTAGCGCCTTAAGACCGTGCGCCCCGATCTTGCGCAGCCGCTCGAAAAGTTCCTTGTCCTTGAGCGTGATCTTGTAACTTGCTTTCATCTAACGAGCCTTACCGCAACCTCTTGATGTGATAGACCCCCGCCGCCGTCAATCCCGGGTGTTACGTTTAGCACTTCAAGCGCCGCCGCCGAAAAAAGAGTTTGCGCCGCGTTCCCCGCGCTAACATTGGCGATCCGGTTGCGCTCCGTAACTATCGGGCTTGCCGGAAGAAATACTAGAAAATCCGCCACCATCGCCTCCTTGCCTACTACTACTTCGCGGCCCGGCGTCCATTGCGTCAAACGACACGGCACAAGCGTGTAAGTGTCCGCCCAAGTCCCCGTCGGGTGCCCGGCCCCGTCGCGCACCGTTGTAGACGGCGTAAACGTTTGCACCGTGCAAGTCTGCGTCAGCATCCCGGTAACGCTCACACCGCAATCCTCCTGGCAAAAGACCGGATCACCCGCAGGTCTACTAGTTCCTGCTTCTCAGGATCAAATCTCGAATAGCGGTATGATCCTATCCCTTCGCTCTGCAAAGCCGGGGAATGCTTTAGATCGAGATACGCCTGTTGCGCCCGCGCTAGGGTCGCGTACTTGATCGGGATCGGCACAGACGGCCAACCCCATTTTGCCGTTACGCTAATATTGTCTATAGCAGCATCCGACCATTCTCCGCACACGGCCACAAGCCCAGTATAAGGCCACCCCGAATCGGGCGACGCGGGAAAGACCGTGAAATCCAACGTCGCTCCCCGCGTCCAGGTTACGCCGTCCACGGCAACGACTAGCTCCGTAAGGGAGTGGAAGTCGGGCACAAAAAGAATCTCTTGCTCCGCGCCGGAGAATAGTTTCGCGCTGGCCGTGCTCGCGGTCGTAAACACGCGCCCACAATCTAGATCAATAGAGCGCGACGCACCTTCAATCAGTTCCTCAAGCAACGTATCTTGAGAAGCGTCGGCGGACGCGATTCCTAGCCGCACTTTCAGATCCGCTTTCGAGGCGTATAGATCCGCAACGGCCATTTCCTATTCCTTACCCACCGCTAGATAGTTCAGCGTGATCGTGGTCCCTGGGTCTGTGTTGACATATAAGGTAACCGTATTCGTGGTCGCAATGCCCCACGCCTTGCTTGCGCTTGACGGGTTCTGAGCCAAGCCGACAATCACAAGATCACCTACAGCAACGCCCGTGCTCGTAACCGCCTTGCTCGTTGTGCCGTTAGCAATTTCTGCAGAACCAGCTACGACCATATTGACCTTGGTTCCCGTCGTCGCCACGCGCAGCCCGTCACTGTAAATATCCACGCGCCCGTCGCCCGCGAAGGCGAACACGCCTAGCAGCGTGCCCGCAAGCAACAGAGCGCCCACAATCAGCATCGTCTTTTTCATCGTCGTATCCTCCTCACCTTTCGCTCGCGACCCTGCGCGATATTTTCTTGTCTGCCGTTTCCGGCGCGGCCCGCGTTCCGACCGGCTCCGCGTAACCCGCCGCTATCAGGCGTTTTGCCTCTTCATCGGGCACTTCACCCATTTCGCCAGCGCCAAACGCGCCCCACTCGGAACTCGAAACGCCCGTTAGAAACTGGAGTTTCATCTTGTCACCTCCCGATTCTTGCGGGGGACTCTCGTTGAGAAAGTCCCCCACTTCATTCCGCGCCGTTAGGCATGCATTTTCAGACTCGTGAGCGCAGCCGTATCCACGATGCCTCCGTCATGCCGCAAGATCGCGATGAAGCCGGTCATATCGTTCACCGCATACAACTCGCTTAGGCGACGGACGCCAATTGCTTTTCGTTCGACAATCCAATAACCGCGCATGAAATCGCCGAATACGATTGCCTTGTTGCCCGCCGTTGCCGCTGGCATCCCATCAGAGATTTCTACCGGACGCCCCAACAGCACATCCGGTTGGCCAGCTACCAGACCCGGTTGCCACATGTATTGCTGCTGTCCATCTTTGAGTTTGCGCATCAGCAAGGCCGTGCTGTCGGCCATAAGCCACGTAGCGCGTCCCCGATATGCCCGTTTAAGCGCATGATAGGCATTGAACAATTCATCCGTCGTAATCGCCGTAGTGGCCGCTGCGGTCACGCCCACCGCTGCCCCGTTCGTGGCATCAGCAATCCCTAGGGGTTCAGTTGTTCCGACGCCAGCAATGAACTTGCCTTCCTCGAACACGCCAAGCCGACGAGCGAATTCCTCGGCACAGAACGTTTCAAGATCAAACGCGGAGTCATTCAGAAGTTCGTTGCTGATCTTGATTAAGCTGCCCGCCTTGAAAGCCGAGAAAGTCACCTTGCCAAAGGTCTCTTTTGAAACGGTGATTTCCGCGAGCTCATCGAAATAGGCCGCCGAACCATGCGCCGTGTTCTTCGGAACTGTTAATGTCCCGCTCTTGCTCGTGATTACGCGACAGAGACGACGCATGACATTCTCGTTTTCGAGTTCTTTAATCAGTTCCGCTCGAAACTCGTCTGGCGCTGTCGTACCCCCATCCGCATCCGTCAGACTTTGTGGATCGGTTACGGCGCGCAATTCCGCATCATTGCCGGTCCGCAACAATGTCACGAATGCTTTGCGCCGAAGTTCGCTCCTCTTCTCGTCCGTCCTGGTTTCAACTTTCGTCGGGGCGATGGAAAGCGCCTTGCGCTCTTCGGCCTCGCGCTTCTCGAGCTCAACGCCCCGGCGGATTTCATTGTCCGCCGTCGCGTAATCGCGTTCCATTTTTTGAAAACTCTCGTTTTCTTCGCTCGTGAGTTCGCGCTTGTCTGCCTCGGCCTTGTCGAGCAAGGCCCTCTGATCGGCCACTAGTTTGGCCCTCTTGTCGTACAATTCTTGCAATCTCATTTCCGTTTCCTTTCTGTGGCGCAGGTATTTACCTGCAAAGTTGATCCGAGTTTATTTCCCGGATTTTCATCTCGACCTTGCGCCGCAGTACGGCTAGTGGTGTGCGCGACGGCTGATCAGGCGCGTCCGCCCCGGCTAGTGTTGCTGTCGTCCCTCGGTCTGGTTGTTTGCTTCTTGCCGATACTGTCGTACCCTCATAAGCGGGCAACGGCACCGGCGAAACCTCATAAAGTTTGAGTTCTTTCAACTCCCGCAAATCGCGCTCTGGGGATTTCTTCCGCGTCCAATGCTGATCAACGACGTCAAAACGGAAGCTCATTTTGTCAATAAACCCACCCTGGATAAGCGTGTAGACTTCGCGGGCCGTATCCGTATCTGGAGGAGTAATCGAAACGCGAAGGCCGTGGTCGTCCTCGACCAAAGTAAGCGTGCCATTCTTGCGCCGCCCTAATACCGCGTCGTCGCTGTGCGCCCAGAAAGCAAAGACATCCGCGCCATCCGAAATTGTCTTGGCAAAAGCGCCTCTCCGAATTACCTCATCGTAGTCATAGACCTGAGCGACTTGATCAAAGACGGCTGCGTATCCGACGATAGCCCGCTTCTTATCAGGGCCTTCGTCAACGCGCATTTCTTGCGCGACATATTCACGGATTTCGTGTTCACCGCTCATTTCGTAGTTCCTCCTTGCGCCTCTGGAGTCGGCGCGACAAGTTCTTCTCTCGTAATGGGCGCAATCTGTTCCGCCATCGGAATCAGCGGCAAGTCCCCGCCTTCCAGCGGAGGATTGTTATCGAATTTGCGAATCTCGTTGCGCGTATAGATACCGTTGAGTACCATCGCGCTCACATATGCCGCCCGGCTCGCCATGTCACCGCGCAATAAACCCTCAATCGAAAACTCCGCGAATGCGTCACGATCATCGGCGCTAGTGAATAGTGAGAGTTGAATTGCTTGTTCCCAGCGGACTAGCCAAGGTCGGATTGTGTGCATAACAAAATCTATACTCTGTTGTTCCACGTTTGAAAAAGTAGCCCGCTCTAGATCGCCAATTAGGTGTGGGGGAATACGAAAAATCCTAGCAATGTCTGACACGGAAAACTTCCGAGACTCAATCCATTGCGCCTCATCGTTTGGAACGGTCAGCGGATGCCATTGCATCCCTTCCTCAAGCACGGCGATCTTGTGTTGATTTTCATCTGTAAGCGCCTGGCTCCAGCCCTCTTTCAGCATTTTGACAGCATGATCGCCAAGTTGCCCCGGATGCTGCAAAACTCCAGAGGGGCGGGCTGAGTTCTTGAAGAATCGCGCTCCGAAAAGTTCACCAGCACGGGCAGCGCCCAGAGTTTCGCGTGCATAGCCGATTGGACTAAGCCCCGTTAATCCATCATCGCCAACGGCAAGGCCGCGAACGTGCAGGATTTGTTCAACCGGAAAAATCTTAAGCCCGCCGTTTTGTAATCGGCATTCATAGCGATCTTCAAAGACTTTCATCGCCGCCGGGTGAAGCGGGTAGAGCGCGATTACGCGCCCGCGTACGTCGCGCCTGATTTCCGCATAGGCATTGCCCCACAAGCAAAGCCAAGCCTGCATGGTTTCCCGGAAATTAAACGACGTCCAACGCGGATTCGAGGAATTATGTAGGATCGGATAGAGGGAGTGTTTTTTATTGATCGTGCGCGATCCGGCGGAATCCTCTTGATAAACATGCAACGGCAAAGATGCGATAGTTTCCGAAAGAACGCGGACGCAAGCCATGACCGCCGAAATTCGCAGCGCGGAGGTTTCCGTAATCGGAACGCCCGCCTCGGTATTCGAGCCGGTGAATATGTCCCAGCCTTTCGCGCTTTCCAATGACAACTCGCGCTTTTCGCCAACTTGCGCGGAGAATCGGAAAGGCCAAAGTTTCAGTTCTGCGGATACTTTCATCGCGCTCTTTCGGACAAATAAAAAAGGCGCGTCTCCCTCGAAAGGGAAACGCGCCTGCTATTACTCATTCAGTCGCTAGTCTATGTTACGACGCTCTTAACCTCTTCAATAGCGTCTCGACCTCAATGATTTCCGCCTTTAACAACTTATGCCGCGTATGCAACAGATCGGCAACTATAGAGGCCAACGCCGGAGCGGAAACCGGCTCCCTTGAGCCTCCAAGTCGGACTACCACACTTCCCGCCGGGCTGTCAAGTTCTTTTTCTGACATTTTTCAAACCACTACCAGACCCCGTTTCTCGTACACGCTTTCTTTTGGTCCCGCCTGTCCTAGCGCCAACCCCAGCGCCATTATCAAAGCCACCGCGCCGTCAATTCTCTTTCCAGTTGCCTGACGTGACGGCTTTACCGGCTTGATATTTCCCGCCGGATCGCTTGTGATACTTAGGCAATCCACATTCCAACGCAGCACCGGGTTCCCACCATGCCGAATTCGGCCCTGTGTTACTAGCCGCTCGAATTCCTTGCTTGGCCCGTTCATACTAATATATCCTTGGCGGTGGAATACAACAGGTAGCCCGTCTTCATCTTGTAATTGCTGGGCTAAGTGCGTGGCGTTGTATGGGTCGAAAGCAATTTGGCGGGGTTTGTATTTCACAGCCTCGTCTCGTATCTGTGCGCGGACAAAGGCATAGTCCACCGCGTCGCCAGGCGTTGTCCGCACAAGGCCCAATCTAGCCCAAACGGAATACGGCACGCGATCACGGCGTTCCCGCTCTTCTATGTTTTCCGCCGGAATCCAAAACTCTAACATAGCCTGGTATGTTCCATCGAGCAAAGCCCATACCCACGCAATCGAAGTGAGGTCTATCGTAGAGGATAAATCACACGCACAATAACAAATTGCATTCCCCACATCGGCCACAGGCGGCGGGCACCTATCCCATTTTTGAAGATCAATCCATCGTTCAGCCTGCTGCGTCCATTCGTCAAGATGGTAGCGCCGGAATGTGTTTTGATAGGATGGAGTTTCGAGCGCCTTCTTGCATTCAGTTTCAAAGTAGTCTTTCTGAATTGACACGCCGAAATTCGGATTAGCCTTCCGCCATGACTTCTCCTTCGTCCAGTCATCGCCTTTGTCAATCGTCGCGACATACCCTAGGTGAGAATCATCTTGCACAGCCCCCTCAAGAACTCGGATCGTATGCTCGCGCTCCATAGCGCACACGCCAAGCATATCTGTTCCCGCCGTTGTGATCGCAAGAATGAAGGGCTGGCGACGTGCGCCGGTAGAGGTAGTAATCACATCGAAAAGTTGCCGGGAAGAGTGGGCGTGAAATTCATCTATGATCGCGGCGTGGATATTCAATCCATCGAGCGTATTGTAGTCGGCGCTCAGCGGAGTGAGCCGTGAGTTGAGCATCTTGCCTAAAAGATGCGACTGAAAGACCTCCGCGTATTTCGCCAGCGGCGAACCGCGTAGCATATTCCGGGCATCGCGGAAAACTATCGCCGCCTGATCGCGCTTAGTTGCAACGCTATAAACTTCCGCGCCGTGTTCGTTGTCCGCGAGAAGCGCGTAAAGAGCAATAGCCGCCGCTAGTGTAGTCTTGCCGTTTTTGCGCGGGACCTCTACATAGGCAAAGCGAAATCGGCGGGTGCCGTCAGTGCGATACCAGCCGAATAACGGCGCGATAATAAGTTCGCGTTGCCAAGGTTGCGGTTCAAACGGCTTGCCGTGGAACTCACCTTTCCAGTGTCGCAGCAATCTGATGAATTGCTCTGCCCGCACCGCCTCGGGCTCGCGCCATACTAAGCCGCGCTTGTGCCCGTCGCGAAAATCCCGTAGCAGTCGCCGGATCGCCAACAATTCAAGGCGGCATTTTGGACGACCATCATCGCGCAGTGCCCGCAACGCGGCCATGCGTTCGACAACACCATCTTCTCGTTTTATCGTTTCCCTCCCAATAGAGCTCCGATAGGATCGCCCCGCTCTATGGCGTTCTCTTCGCGGCCCTTTGGCTCGAAGCCCAGCGCCGTCGCTAATCCGCGCATCTGAGCAACGAGTTTGGGCAGTGCCCCCAGCGACGGGTGCGCCCGGATCATGCCCCGTGCCGTTGTAATACTACAACCATCCCTCTCAACCTCCGCAGAGGCTTTGCGGTATTTCTGGGTCAAGTCGCAGTAGAGCGCGATATAGCCGCTATCTGCTTCGGCCAGGCCAAGGTCACCAAAAAAAACGGCGACCTCTTCCCAAATCTTCCGCGCCCCAGGCGATAACCACTCCGGCATTACCGGCCTTCCGCCCATTGCGGGCCGTTTCGGTTTTGTCTTTGGCCCCGACTTGCTGTCTCCGATCATTTCAGCCCTCCTTTTGTGTTTCTACAATGTAGATACGTTCAATCCAAGCGTCTGTTCGTTTTTTCGGGGG